TGAACGACTACCAACACCATCAGTCTTTGAACAACCAAACGACCACCAAAATATGTTTGAGTTCGTGCATCAAACAATGCTCACTCTTGCATTACATGGTACTGCCTACATCTACGCACCAAGAGGTGCAGACGGACTTCCCGTTGAAATGCGCAATATTCACCCCCACTCTGTCAAAGGAATTGTGACCACAGATACAGGTGAACTGATTTATGATCTGGGCAAAGTGCAATACTCCAGCAAAGATGTTCGGGCTATCTATTGGGCTATCTTGCCGAATCAGTTGCGTGGCATCAGCCCGTTGGAAACTATGCGCAACACAGTTGGTATGGGTTTAGCAATGGATCGTTTCCTTGCACAGTTCTACGGTGAAGGCGCAACACCATCATCCGTTCTTGAAACAGATCAATCAATAACACCTGAACAGGCGAAACAGATTCGTGATAATTGGGAAGAAGCACACTATAAGCATCGCAAACCTGCCGTGTTGCAAGGCGGATTGAAGTGGCGTTCAGTAACAACCAGTGCTGCCGATATGCAAATGTTGGAACATAAAGAATCAATCATCCGTGATATTGCTCGTGTTTATCGCATCCCATTGCACTTGATTCTTGGCACTGGTGGCGACTCACAGACCTATCAGAACATTGAGGCGTTGGGTTCAGCGTTCTTCAAGTACACGCTGCTTGGTTGGGTTCGCCGCCTAGAGTCTGCTTTCAGCGAAATGTTGCCTTATGGTGAATCCATACGATTTAATCCAGAAGAGTTTTTGCGTGCTGATCTTGGCACAAGAGTTCGTGCGCAGCAAGCACAGATCATGTCTGGAACGCTCACACCGAATGAGGCTCGCCAGATTGAGAACCGTGAACCGTATGAAGGCGGAGATCAGTTTGTTATGGGTATTGCTGGCGCACCTATTGCTGGTGTTGTGGGTGGAGACTTGCCAACATTGGGTACTGATGCAATCCCACCAGAACGAAGTTACCGAAACAACGAACCACAATCATTGATCATCAATGAAACGCCACAAGACATTTCTATCAATATGCCTCAACAGCGTGTAAAAGTTGATTCACCTATTGTAAATCTCAAACCACAAACAATCAACATTCCTGAAACTGTTGTGAATGTGACCATGCCAGAAGCAAAGATGGTGCGCAGGTCTGTTGAGCGTGATTCTGATGGGCGTATTATTTCTATTACAGAACAAAGGATTGATGAATAATGGCAACTGGATTGAGTTCATACTTGGCTGGTTCATGGCTTGACGCTGTGGGGAACAACACTTCTTTTGCTGTTGCTTCTGTATATATCAAACTTCATGTTGGCGATCCGTCATCAAACGGAACAGCAAATCCTGCAACAGAAACCACACGAAAAGTAGCATCGTTCGGTGCAGCCTCAGCAGGTGCTTTGACTTCTGATGCTGATGTGACTTGGACAAACATTGCTGGATCACAAACAGCAACATTCTTCACAGCATGGGATGGCATAACAGCAGGAAACTTCTTGTTCTCTGGATCAATAACAGGCAACCCATATACGGCTGGTGACACTTTCACAATCTCTTCAGGGCAACTTTCTGTTTCTCTAACTCTCGCAAGTTGAGATAAAAAATGAGCGTGCAACGCTTCACGCTTAACAGCAGCGAACTTGACAACACAGCGTTTGGGCTGGATGGTATTTCGCCAGCGTTCAATCTTGATTCAAGTTCGCTTGATGGAATTGGAGTATTGGATGGCACAAACTTCCTAACAATCGCTACAGCATCAGCATCATTGGGTGGTGCTACTGCTTCAGCAACATCACAAACAACAAATCCTGTTACCGCATCAGCGCAATTAGGTGCATCAACATCACAAGCATCAACTCTTATCAGCCATCTTGCAACAGGTACAAGTTCTTTTGGTTCGCTAACAGCACAGGCAGCAGCAACCACAGCCAACAGCGATACAGCCACAGCCTCACTAGGTGCTGTGCAAGCACAAGCAACCAGCAGTATTGCTCACACTGGTTCGGCACAATCCAATCTGCAAGGTCTTTTGGCGCAAGCCACAGCAATAATCAACAATCAAACAGCAGCAACAGCCACACTAGGGGGACTAACAGCGCAGGCAACATCAGAAACAGGATCATCGGAAACTGCTACAGCCCTATTGGGTGCGTTGATAGCGCAAGCACAAGCAACAGTTACACCTGTAAATAAACCTGCTTCATCTGGTGGTCGCATATTTGCAAGACCAACACCACGCCCAATCATCAATCCAAGACAACCAAAGCCCGAACCACAATCAGAACTGATCGTTGAACCTAAACCAAAACCTAAGCCCAAAAAGTTTGCAACAATTAAAGCAACTGCTTCTGTTACAGTTCCACCTGCATCCGTTTATGCTTTGAGTAGTATTTCTTGGGTTGCGGAATTAGATGATCTTGAAGTATTGGAGTTATTGTGAGGGCATACAAAATAACAGTTACAGCAACACCACAGATTTTGATTGCTGCCGACAACATCAACCGCATCGCCTATATCGGCATTGTTGGAAACCAAGATATTGCTGTTGGAAATAGCAGTGTCACATTCGCTACAGGGCTGCTATTAGAGAAACACACTGCGCCGATTCATATTGATGTTCCGTTGGGTGAGACTTTGTGGGCTGTTTGTGATGCAGGTCAAACTGATGATGTTCGTGTTCTATTGCCAGATAGCGACTGATCATGCCTTACGGAATATCAGCAAACCAATCTGACTGCTCTAATTGGGCTGCAGTAAAGATTGAATCAGACGGATCAGCAACCACGCTTGCCTGCTATGACACTAAACAGGATGCCATTGATCGTATGGTGGCACAGTCTTTGGCTGAAGGAATGGAACCAGCAGGTGAAGTTGGTCAGCGCAAGATGGACAAAAGGAACGATGAACTAGTTGCGTTTATTGATTCGGCAATCATGATTCTGATGCAAGCGAAAGCCTCATATGAATCTGATGAAGAAATGGAAGATGAACTGGAAGATGAGTTGGAAGATGAGCCTGAGGAAATAATTGAGGAAGCAGAGTTGCGTGCAGTTGATTTGTCTGCACCAGCGTTCATGCGTGCTTCAGCAAAGCGTGGTTTGGCGTTACATGAACAGGGTTTGTCAGGTGATGGGCTTGTGCCACAAACCGTTGAGGATGCACGCAAGATGGCTGCAGGAACAGTAACGGAAGATAAGTGGCGCAAGATTGGTGCATGGATAGCACGCCACATTGACGATCTTGATGCTGTTCAGGGTGATGAAATTACTGCAGGATTGGTTGCAATGCTGTTGTGGGGTGGTGGTGCAAGCAAGGCTTCAGCACGCAGGGCGCAAGAATATGCTTATCGTGTTGTGGAAAAATTAGATTCCGAATAGTAAGGTAGAAAATTATGAGCGAACTTGTGCAATGGATAGCAACAGAAATTGATGAGAAGCGCAGCATTGCGTATTCCAATCTGGAAGTTCGTGCAGAAAATGAAGGCAAAACTTTAGTTGGTTATGCTGCTGTTTGGGATTCGCCATCAGAGTACATGGGTTTCACAGAGTTTGTTAAGCGTGGTGCGTTCAGCAAAACTTTGAATGATGGTGCAGATGTTCGCCTATTGATTGACCATGAAGGCGTACCACTTGCCCGTTCCAAGAGTGGCACATTGGCTTTGGAAGAAGATGAGCGTGGACTGCGAGTAGAAGCAGAACTTGACCCAATGAACCCTGATGCTGCACGAATTATGTCTGCTATGAAGCGTGGCGACCTATCGCAAATGTCTTTTGCCTTCCGCACAATCAAAGACAACTGGAACACAGATCGTTCGGTGCGTGAACTTCGTGAAGTACAACTGTTTGATGTGAGCGTTGTTACCTTCCCTGCGTATGAGCAAACTGTTGCTGAGTTGCGCAAACGAAATGAGCCTGTTACTGTTGCAGCAGTTTCTACTTTGAGCCTGAGAAAAAATCAGGTTGCATTGCAGAAACTTCGCAGCCGTTAGACAGCCGACCCTAGAACGGGTCACTGATCTCCTGACACTGAGAAAGAAACATAAACAAACTATTGACCACAGGAGGTCATAATGTCATTTTCCAAATCACTAATTGAAAAGCGTGATGCTGCGCTTGCAAAGGCAGAAGCCATTGTTGAAGCAGCACAAGCAGAAGCCCGTGAACTTTCACCAGAACAAGATGCAGAAATTGCTGCATCGTTGGATGAGGTTCGTTCATTGGATGAGCAAATCAAAACCCACAGCGAACTTGAAAAGCGTTCGGCTGAGGCTGCAGAACTCCGCAAGGAAAAGAAGTTTGATGCAGTAGTTGCACCAGCAGTAGTTAAGTCTGAGGCACGCACCTACAGCCCAAAGGCTGAAGTTTCGTTCGTTGCTGACGCTTACGCCGCACAGTTCAACAACGACTTCGCTGCAAAAGAGCGTCTTGCTCGTCACATGAACGAGGAAAAGATTGAACGCCGTGATGTAACCAGCGCAAACTTTGCTGGTTTGGTTGTTCCACAATTCCTCACCGACTTGGCTGCACCGTTCGCTCGTGCAGGTCGCCCGTTCTTGGATATTGCTCGCAAGCATGAACTTCCAGCAAGCGGTTTGACCATCAGCATCAGCAAGGTCACGACTGGTTCTGCAACCGCAGTTCAGACGGAAGGCGCAGCAGTTCAAGAAACCAACATGGATGACACCAAACTGGATGTTTCAGTTGTCACCGTTGCTGGTCAGCAGAATGTTTCCCGTCAGGCTCTTGAGCGTGGCACAGGGATTGATTCGTTGGTCATGGCAGATTTGGTTTCTGCATACAACACCAACTTGGATTCGTTGTTTGTAACGACCAGTGCAACATCATTGACGAACACAATCTCACAGGTTGTTACTTACACTGATGCATCGCCAACTGTTGCAGAACTTTATCCAAAACTGATGGATGCTGTTCAGCGTATTCAGACCAACTACTTCGCTGGTCCGAACTTCATCCTGATGCACCCACGCCGCTTGGCTTTCATCCTTGCAGCACTTGACACCACGAACCGCCCATTGGCAGTTCCAGTTGGCAACGGTTCCTTCAACGCTGTTGGCGTTGGTCAAGGTTCGGTTGTTTACGGCAACTCGGGTTACACGATTGCAGGCTTGCCAGTAATCACCGATGCCAATGTCATCACAACTAACGGTGTTGGTGCTAACGAGGATGTCATCATCATCGGTAACAGCCAAGAAGCACACCTCTGGGAACAGGGTGATGGTTCGCCAATGATGCTGCGCTTTGAGCAGCCAAAGGGTTCTGAACTTGATGTTCAGATGATCGTTTATGGATACAGTGCTTTCACAGCAAATCGTTATCCAAACGCTTTCTCCCTCATCGGTGGAACTGGATTGATCACACCAACCTTCTAAGGTTGTTTGTTAATCAACTTGTGAAAGG